CCTCGGCGTTCTGCTGGCGGTTTTTCACGTCGGTCACATACGTGCTCGCGCCCATGCCGCGGGCAATCGCGTCCGCGTCCAGCTCCGCCTTGTAGTAGTCCGTTTGCTCCTTGCGGTTGGCTATCGCCTGGTCGTAGCTCGGCCGCAGCCACTCCGCAATGGACGCGCTGATTTCGTCCTCCGTCCTTGCGTCGTATTCAATCTCTTCCGGCTTGAAGCGGTCGTACATGTCGGCTACGTATGCGCTCAGCACGTCCGCGTCGCTGGCACCCGTACTGCGCTTCCCGCCGGAAGACGATCCGCCTGACGATTTCGTCGTGTTAAAGCCAAAGGTTGTCGTGCTGACGCCGAGGTCTCGCAGGCTTGTCGTCGTGCCCGTTTTTCTTCCAATGTTGATCGCCATATTCCCTCCTGTTTTGTTAATTCTGTGTGGAAAGATATTCCTCGATCTCCGCGATTTTTTTGTAAAGCGTTTCGAGGTTTTGGTTGAGGTTCCCCTCGTTTTGCGCCGCCGAAACATCATAATCCTCGCGGGAGGCGTGCTTTTGCGCCATCCGCGAAAAATACACCGGAAACAGCGCCTGCATGCCTGTGCTTTCATATGCCATGGTTTCATTCTCCTCCCGATTGTTTATAAAACGCGGCGCTGCGCGTCCAGCAGAAGCTCCACGCCGCCGTCAATGGTGAACTGCGACCCGTTGACATTTCGGAACACAAGCCGGAAGGCGCGTCCTTCTCCGCTTAAGCTCAGTTCGAGAATTCTTTCGTCCGCGCCGGGCATCAGCCGCTCGTCATACACCGTGCCGCTCTCGGTCACAGCCTCGACGGAGAGAATGCCGCCGCTTCCGCGCAAAAACAGCTCTTCAAGGTGCTTGCTCACGGCCTTAGAATCCAGGTCGGTCATCGGCGTTTTCCAGTATGCCTCAATGCGCTCGCCGTCGTAGGTTTCGCCTTCGTTAAAGCGGCAGACGCGCCCGTTTCCGTCTAGGATGTACAGTGTGCCGCCCGCCGCGCAAAGCCCATGCACGGTGAACCCACGGCGCACCATATACGTACCACGCCCAAGGTCGTAAACGAGTATCGCGTCGTTACCACTTGCGGTTTCGTCCTCCCTTACGGCGAAATACAGCTTGTCGCGGCAGGCCGCGGCGACGCACGCCGAAAGGTCCGCGCCCGCAAGAAAATCCTGCACCTTGTCCGCGTCGGACTTCCTTTGCACATTCTGCCCGTCGAAATAATACATGCCGCCTTCCGTGAGGAAAAACAGCACGTCGCCGACGCGTGTACACGCCGTGTGCACGGGCTGCAGCAGCGATCCGCCGACCGGCTGGATGCGATAGTTGCTTGGCCGGTCGCCCAGCAGGCGGTACAGCGAGTCCCTCTTGAAGATGAGCAGCTGGTTGCTCAGCGCGAACACGCCCGTCACCGGGTCGGAATCCGTGCCGATCTCCACCGTACCGCCGCCGACGTTTGCGCTTTCGTCCGCGCTCGTCCAGTTTTCAATGGTGCGCGCGTCGCCCGGCGCTTGGCTGTAGTACAGTCGGCTTGGGTTTTCCGCGTCGCCCGCTGCGAACAAGCGGGAGTAATACAGTTCCACAAAGTTCACCGCCGTGTCGCTGAGTTCTTCCGCGCTACCGAAGGCTTCCGCCGCTTCGCTTTCGCCGTCCCATTTTGCCATCTGCGAAACGCCGCTTGCCACGATGAGGTATTCCGTGCTGGCGATTTTGACGACCTGAAAGTCGTATTGCGTCGCCGCCGCGCTCGCGTCAAAGGTGTACAAAAGCGTCCATTCCCCCGCCGTTTCGTCCAGCGCGTAGAGCTCGCTATCTGTCGCCAGCAGGTATTTTTTGCCGTCGGCGCGGTTCCAGACGAACAGCCGCTTTGCGCTTTGCGGCGCGTTGAACGCCACGCTGCTTTGCCGCGCATACCCGTTTGCAACCGTCAGCCGCCCGCCGTACGTGTCCATGTTGCAGGCGTCCGGGCTCTCGCCGTCGTTGATTCGGTCTTCCTGCAATCCCTGGTGGATGCCGTAAAACATCGGGATGCGGTATTGCCTAAGCGCCATGATCCACGCCCTCCCTTAAAACCGGTTTTGAATTGCGTATGCGTCCAGCTCGCCGCGGTGCGCGCGCATCACGCGCTTGCTTGCGTTGTAGAGTTCGAAGCACGCACGCGCGGCCGCAATGCTCGCGCCGTCGCCCGCCGCGCGCTCCCGGCCGACCGCATAGCTGATCAGCGCGCCGTGGCACCACTCCGGCAAATCCGGCACATCGGTGTCCACCTTCAGCGATTCCGGCATATAGCGGTAGGTCACGTCGATCTCGCCGTCGGTCACGCAGGGCACGCGCAGCCGATCGCTCGCCAGCCCGTAGTAAAACGGCAGCCGCACGTCGCCGCGCGTGAGAGCGAGTATCTTGATCGCCGCGCGCGGCAGTTCGCTTGTCATCAGCGTGCCGTCTCTCAGCGTCAGCGTGTCCGTTCGCCGCGGCTGAAGATCGGCGGTTAGGTCGATCATCGCGTCGTTGAGATATCGCGTGAGCTTGTCCCGCCAGGATTCCAGCGTCTGCGCGTCCGTGCCGCGGCCGAGTTGTAGCAGCGCGCCGGTGAGCAGTTCCTTGAGCGTCATTTGTCATCCTCCTCACGACACTTTTTTGCCGCCGCTTTTGCGGTATGCTTTCACGCGCGCTTCGCTCTGCACCTTGATTGCCGCGCTCTGCGCAATCAGCGTTGCAAGGCTTTTCGGCACGGCGACGGGTTCGTTTGTGCGGATGCGGAAGAAATGTCCGTTGATGCCGCCTTCCCAGTATTCCTCGCCGCTCTCGGGCTGTATGGTGATGGTCACCTTGGGTTCCTTTGCCAGTTCCTTGCCGGTTTTGGACGCGACGCCGTCAATCTCGTTTTCCGTGATGTACTGCATGGTGTTTCTCCTTCATATTTTTTATTTGGGGAGGGAGTGTTTCATCCCTCCCTGTGTTTTTTTATTCCGGCTACGCCGGTTCATCCGGCGCAACGGATCGCCCTTTAGGGCGGTTTCCCTGTGCTCTTTGCCGCCCGCGCGCCTACGGCGCGAGGCAAAGAGCGGTTACCCGACTGAAAACGTCAGTTTTCAGTCGCTACAAAGAGACTGTGTGCTCGATGCGAACAATCCAAAGATTGTTCAGAATCTTTGCGGTGTAGGCCGCGACCTTTGCGCCGACCGTGGCGCGCTGGTCAAGCGGGTCGCTCGCGCCGCCGCTGCCGCAGGGTTTTACGATGGTCTGCAGACAGCCTTCGCCGTCAACGTCGATCACGCCATAGGAATCCGCGCCAAAGACCAGCGTCGCGTGAACGTCAAGACCCTTTTTGCTTTCGTCCAGCATACCCGCGTCTTCGCTGTAAACGACCGTGCCCGCAGAAATTGCCGAAGCGACGGTTTCGCTCAGCGTGATGGTCTTTGCGGCCTTGTCGCAGGAGGTGACGGTGTATTCGGTCGTTCCGATCTTGATCTTTGCGCCGGACACAAGGTAGAGCGCCGCCGCGTCGGTAATCGCGTTGACGGTGACGACCGCGCTGCCCGCTTCATGGGCGGAGACTGCACTCAGCACGCTCTGCGAAAAGACCTTCGCTTCCGTGCTTTCAACGAAGACCACGCCGAAGAGTCGGCCGATCTCGCCGGAATAGATCTGCTCCACATCGGAATACTTGGATACGTCCTGCCAAAGCGCGTCGCTCTGGAGGTCGAAGGTCGCGTCCGGCGAGCAAATACACACAAAGTGCGGTTTGCGCACCTGGCCGTCGGCGGTTGCGTTAAACATGCGCGCCTTGGCCTTTTTGAGGGAGCGGACGGCCTTGCGGATTTCCGTTACCGTCAGCTTGTCGCCGCTTTCCAGCGAAAGGCGCGTGGTTTTACCGTTTGCGTACTGCACATTGGTTCCGCCGCACATCGCGTCGCGCGTGATCCATTCGACAACGGTGCCAAGCTGTTCTCCGAGCAGCTCCGTGCTCTCGCTGAGCACGGGATCGAAACCCGTTAAATCGAGCATGTCACTGACCTCGACATATGCGCCGTATTGTTTGACTTCGGCCTCGACCTTGCTCTGCGAGAGGCTCTGCCCTTCGGGGGTTACGCCTTCTTCGAGCACGAGTGCGTTCGTGTCCGGCGTAAAGAGTTCGTAGCGGCGGAATTCCACGCGCTTGCCGGAGTTTCTGGGGATGCTGCGTTTCTGGCCGTAGCCCGCGTGAACGAGTCGCGTTCTTGCGATCTCAAGCAGGTTGCGGTCATAGAATTCCTTGTTTGTGTAGGTGGATGCCGCCGTGTTGACGGTCGTGTTGATATTGCTCATGTGTTCTCCTTTTTATAAGAGTTTTGGGGTATGACTTTTGGTTTTTACAAAAAACCACAAACATTACGTAAAATAATTGCTTTACAGATGTTTCTTAAGGTGCGTTACAGTCTTGTGCGTCCGCCGTCCCTGGCAGTCTTTTTCATCTGCTGAAGCAGACTGCGGAACGCTTCGCTGCTCATGCCTCCCGATAGTTTTACAAAAAAACTATCAAAAAAACATTCTTTCAGACGGCTTTTGCGTTACAGTCTTGTGCGTCCGCCGTCCCTGGCAGTCTTTTTCATCTGCTGAAGCAGACTGCGGAACGCTTCGCTGCTCATGTCCCTATAATTCGGGGCGCTTGCAGTCGTGCTGCCGCCGCGCGAACTGCGCGGGAGCGCGTTGCGCGAACGAACCTGCGCGCTCACGCGCTGCATGGCGGCCTGCTCGGCCTTGTTTGCCCGCTGTTCCGCAGCGTAGATGCGAACGCCCGCTTCCGCGCCGTAATCCTGAATCAGCTCCATCAACGCGGGATCGTTTGCCGCCTGTTGAAGGTCGAAACCCTCCGGCATCTGCCCGTTTTGGTACATAGCTGCCAATTCCTGCACCACTGCGTTAAACTCCGCGTCCTGCGTTGCGTTCTGTCGGGACGGATACCCGCCCGCGCGCTGCGCCGCGGCGATGCCGCCACCGGAGAGCGCCTGTTCAATCTTTGTCCTGTTCTGTCTCATTCAAAAACCTCCGTTTTTATTCACCCGCGCCATGCAAAATGTTTGCACGAAACGGGTGTTTGCTGAAATTTGCTTACTT